TGGAGTAGAAGGTGTGTCGATATGCGAACTTGACTACTCGGATATTATTAGGAGTGATGTTGTAGCTAGAATACTAAGAAGGCTACACGGAGTTTAGACTTAGGACTAAAGATGCCAGAATACAGCTATATGTGCGACAGCTGTCAGCACAAATGGAGTGTCTACTGCTCTATTAAAGAGTACAAAGAAAAGGTTCCATGTCCAGAATGTGCAAATGTGGAATCAGTCTACCGGGACTACGAAGAGGATAATATCTATGGCGCTTATAGCTACTCTGTATCTGAGGCTAAAACCTTAGGGCACTATGCTGACAAACAGAGTAAGAAATATGGTAAAGCTAAAGTAGAAGATATGATCAGAGGCCAGAAAACAAAGAAGACCCAAGGTGGTGGAGATCTGCCGACAGGTATGAGTAGAATAGATAAACCAAAAGAAAAAACGGCTTGGATTAAGGAATAATAATGACTATACATAGAATGGATGAAGCTGGAGATCCTAATGGAGATTCAACAGATGTCGAGGTATATACTGTACCATCAGCAGAGGACTTCAGGGACAATGAAGGATTTCCTAGGCTAAGTGACGATAAGGCGGCAAGCTCTCACGCTTATGCTAAAAAAGTTACTTTTGATACAGGTAATATTAGATTCTATGCTAAAACAGGAAAGCACGGAAAGTTCTTTAACCCTGTAGGGCTTTACTCAGAGGGCAATATGTCTAGAAGAATGAAAGGAATTTCAGAATGGATCTTTAGACCCGTCAGCGAAAAGGCCTTTCATCACTATATTAATTTTTTGAAAACAAACAATACAGCTTGGCTTAGTAATGCAGAAAGGGAAGTATAATGGGTAAACTATCTAAAGCAAAAAACCTTACTAATGTAGAAAAATTTTCTATCGACGGAATGGAACAGAACGGAATGAGTGTCGCTGACATTGCCAAGGCGATTGATAGAAGCATCGAAAAGGTATCGGAGTATATCGACACCAGAGATGTTAGTATCAAGGCAAGGGATCTAATCAACAACAGGACTCTTAGCGGAAAAGAAGGTGTGGCTATTATGACAGAAGCAGCATCTCAAAAATCTGATGAGTCTAACAAGGAAGTAGCGACACCTGAAACAACAGGAAAGTCAGACTATATCCATTACGGCTAAAGGACAAGCCATGGCAAATAGTAGGACGGAGAAGAGCCCATATCCTTCCAGATATTCTCCGGGAGGATGGGTCTCTGGCTCTCAGTATATAACAGAGCTGATCTGCGAAAAAAAGGCTCGCAGAGAAAATAAGGATCTTCCTAGAAAGTTCTGGGAGGACAAGGACTGGGAAAAATATTTTAAATACCAGATAACTCTTGCAAGCCAACTTATTAAAAAGTTTGGTGAAGAAGCAGTCATAGCAGCACTAAAGGACAACAGGTGCTGGTCTACGTACTCTTTAAGGTCTCCCTTTCTAGTTCCTGTAATTGAGGAAAAGAAAAAGGAAATATCTGACAACCGGCCAGAAGCCGAGTATAATATTAAAGACGAAGAAGAAGTTACTCATAGAAGTAGCAATAACAAGAAGTCAATAATTTCTAAGTTAAGGGATTTAGATGAATAAAGACATTATCAAAGAATATGGTAATGTCCTTCACGATCCCGCCTCAATAACAGAAAGACCTTTAGAAGTCTTGTCTGTAGGCCCAAAGCTAGACATAGCTCTCGGAGGAGGCGTGCCTGAAGGTTCATTATTTATTATGACTGGCCCAGAGAAGGTCGGCAAGACAGTAACAGCTCTGACTTTCTGTGCCAATGCGCAGAAGCATTATGAGAGGAAGATTTACTACGCGAACATAGAGGGAAGACTTAAGAAAAGAGACTTAGAAGGAATAACAGACCTTACATTAGACTCAGAAAAGATGCAAATTATTGGCTCAACAGAAGGAAACATTCTGTCTGCCGAAAAGTATCTGAGCATTATTGACAACATTGTTCATACTCAGCCGGGATCTCTAGCTATTGTGGACTCATTTTCTGCATTGTCAAGCGAATCTGAACTTACAGGAAACCTAGAAGATGTTCAAGTTATGAGCGTGCAAAAAGTTCTGGCTAAGTTCTGTAGAAGGATTTCTAACGTACTGCCCATCAATAGAGTCACTGTTGTTGGAATTACCCACCTGATGGCTAATATGAATAGGTTTGGGAGGGGGAAGACTAAAGTCGAAAAGTCAGGAAGCGCATTAAAATATCAGGTTGATGTAAAGCTTCATGCGAGCCACTCAACGGCTTTGATGCAAGGAGATACTCAGATAGGCCAGACTGTGCACTGGCAGATTACGACCTCAGCTATCGGGCCTCCGGGGCAGAAGGTAGAGAGCCATATCAGATATGGTAAAGGCATTTGGAAAGAAATGGAACTGACAGACTTGCTTATCGACTTCGGGCTCATCAGCAAAGCTGGAGCTTGGCTAAAGCTCCCTAATGGAGAAAAGATTCAAGGTAAAGTCAACTTGGCCAAATACTTAGAAGAGAACCCTGAGCAGTATGAGACATTTAGAAAAGAAGTGTTTGAAATGGTTGGTATGGAATGATGGATACAAAGTGCTCCCAAGCCTACGAATGCAAGATATTCATAGGTTCAAAAAACGAATACTTAAAACAATATTTCGATAGAAGCATATTGCTAGAATATATACAAGGCTTTCAGGACAACTACCATAAACTTATACCAGTGCGAGTAACAGGGACGGAATTTGTATGTGGGAGCAAGTATCAGGAGTCAGGTTGGGAAATAGCTGTTATAAACTACCCTAAGCTAGACCTTTGCATAGAAGAAATCGAATATTTCTGCGAACAACTAACGGAGTATCTTACAGACCGTCTAAGGCAAAAGAGAGTCACCCTCATGACTCCAAGCATTAGCACTATGTATTACACTCCGTTATGCTTTCCACAGTCGGCAAGTAGTAAGGCTGCCTCGCCTTAACTAAGGCTGTGCGACAACTTAATGAGGTACTTAGATGAAGATACGTGATCTGAATAATGATATTCACAAATGGAATCTGCAGGGGTATGTTGTTCGTGCAAATGAACAGCGTCCCCGATCTAAGTTACATCTTGCCGCAAGAAACATATTGATAGAAATGTTTCCCACTGTTCAGATATTAGAAGAGGTTCTAATTCCAATAACTCGCAACGAAAGAGGTTATCTGGATTTTTACATCAATACGCTTAAGCTTGCTGTAGAGGTTCATGGGCAGCAGCACTATAAATTCAATTCACTATTCCATACATCTGCCCAAGATTTTGCAAATCAACGAAAAAAAGACCGGCGAAAGCAGGAGTGGTGTGAGTATAATAATATAACGTATCTTGAGTTACCTTATAATGAAGGCATTGAGGAATGGAAAACGCGAATAGTCCAAAGGAACGACTAGAGCAAGTAGATAAAGTCTTAGACGAATATGAGTCAGGGCTTGGACTTGTGGGCTACGCCGGAGACTTTCACGACCAGACTGTGAAGTCATACATGAAAATGGAGAGAGTGCAAATGGAAAAGCTTACGGTAGAGGAATGCGCTGAAGCAGCACTTCTACTGGGTGGGTTTTCATTCTATCTTCAAAGGTCTTACAATAGAGAAATTGCTAGAGTTAATTGGGCCTCCTCCAACTTAAAAAAAATGATAGCCGGAAGAGAGCGCCAGTACAATGGATCATGGGACAGTCAATACTACCAAGCGGTAAAAGACGACAGCTATGCGATTAAGCTAGAAAGCATAAAGACATACGCTCAACAAAGGGCTGATAGGCTTACCTACCTAGCAAGCTCCATCAAAAATCTAAGTGACCTATATATAAACTTACAGAGAGCAAAGATAAATAAACATGGTTGATAAAAAAGAATTACTCAAACTTCTTTCTGAGCTTTCTCCTGAGGAACTTGAGTCCATAATGCCTAAGAAAAAACGTAGGCGGGGCAAGGGTAAGAGAAAAAAGAACCGATCTGCGAATAAGCCCAGTGCTTCTGAAGAGAATAAATTTGACGACATGCTGTCTAGCATACGATTTACAGATGAGGAGAAAAGAGAGCTTGAAGAAGCTACTAAGGTAGATGATGAGGCTGATCAAACGAAATCAGTCTCTGCTCGTCCTGCTGCCTCTACGGTAGAAGTTACTTGCTGCGCCTGTAATAAAAAGTTTATCGTATCGCCATCTGTGGTATTTTCTGTAGACAGATGGAAATGTAACGCTTGTATAACAGGGAGATAATATGCTTAACGATCTACCAGCAGAAAGAGCTGTCCTAGCAGGAATATACCGATATGGGGCAGAGACATATTATGATGTCGCAGACATAATAGATGAGTCCTCTTTTACAGACGATTCAAATGCTGTAATATTTTCCTGTATGAAGCGTGTCCTAGAAACAGATGACACTGTCTCCCTAGATATCCCTACGATGCTTTCCGCAGCAAAGGAAATGGGTTTAGAGACTTTCTTCAACACTCAGGAAGTGCAGCACTTATCTTCTATTACTAAGTATCCAGTCTTAGCAACTAACGTCAGGAAGTTTGCTGCTAAGGTCAAGAAGCTTGAGATAGCAAGGATGATGTATGACCAGCTTGAGCTAACAAAAGAGAAGTATCTCGAAATAAAAGGAGACGAGCCCATAGCAAAAATACTTGGGCTAGCTGAAGACTCAATTATGGAAGTCACAGGTATGGTCTCAGGAACAGATGAAGCTCCAACGCAGATGTTTGACAACATTGTTGAATATTTAGAAGAGCTCTCTGAGGAGCCTGTTGATCAGATAGGGATCTCTACTGGATTCCCAAGGTATGACTTTGCTATCGGAGGAGGTCTTAGACGCGGCACGGTCAATGTGATTGGAGCTCGACCTAAAACCGGTAAGACATTGCTAGCAGACAACATGGGGGTACATATAGCTAAGCAAGGTGTTCCTGTGCTGAATCTTGATACTGAAATGAGGAAAGAAGACCATCAGCACAGACTGATGGCTATGCTAACAGACGTTCCTATCAGCGAGATAGAAACAGGTGCTTTTTCTCGAAGTCCTATAGCTAAGAGGAAGGTAGAACAAGCTGCGAAAGAAATAACAGATATACCGTATTACTACAAATCTATTGGAGGCTGCTCATTTGAAGAGCAACTATCAATCGTAAGAAGATGGCTGAACAGAGTTGTAGGTCTTAACGACAAGGGAAAGGCCAACGACTGTGTGATTATATATGATTATCTGAAGCTTATGGACTCCGCTGAGATTAAAGGAGATATGAAAGAATTTCAGGTTCTTGGCTTTATGATGACAGCTCTCCATAATCTATCATTAAAATATGAGATACCTATACTTTCCTTTGTACAATTAAACAGAGACGGCATAAACAAGGAGTCAACAGATACTGCCTCTGGCTCAGATAGAATCATATGGCTGTGTTCTAACTTTACGATATATAAGAGTAAGTCAGATGAAGAAGTAGCTAAGGACGGTCTTGAGAACGGAAATAGGAAGCTTGTCCCCGTAATCGCTAGACATGGACAAGGACTTGAAGACAGAGATTATATTAACATAATGCTTAAAGGAAACTGCGGTAAGATAACAGAAGGCAAAACTGCTTTTGAACTTGATAGTGCCGTAAGTGCTGTAGAAGAAGGTGATTTCTTTGATGAACCAGAAGACGACATCCCGTTCAAGTAGTGGATATGATTATTCTAAGATTAATGCTCTTTGCAAATATGCAATGCAATATCTAGATGAGATATACTCGTACTTTGGAATATCCGCTGCTTACAAAAATGAGGTGCTGGTTAAGTCTGTTTGCCCTATTCATGGTGGAGACAATGATACCGCCCTTAACATGTACTACAATGGGGATTATAAAATACACTACAAGTGCAGAACCCACCAGTGCGAAGAGATTTTTGGGAACGGATTCATAGGCTTTATAAAGGGCTGTATATCTAGAACTAAATATGGCTGGGAAAAAGAAGGCGACAAGGAGGCGACATTTAAAGAAGCTGTAAATTTTTTAACAGGCTTCCTAAATCAAGACCTAAGCAAGTTTGAATCCTCTAGTAAGAGTGTAGAGAAGATGAAGTTTGGAGCTATGGTCAATGCCATCTCTTCAGATGCCCCAAAAAAGAGTGGGATTACTAGAGAGCTGTACCGATCTAGGGTTCAAGTGCCTTGTGAGTATTATGTCAAGAGAGGGTTCTCGTCACAAGTGCTCGACGAGTATGATGTTGGCTATTGTGATAATCCAAATAAACCTATGTTCGGAAGAGCAGTGGTTCCTATATATGACAACAACCATGAGTTTATCGTAGGATGCACAGGTAGGAGCGTGTTTGAGAAGTGTCCAAAGTGTTCAGGCTATCATGATCCTACTAAAAAATGTCATCATTCTCCGAAATGGCTTCACAGCAAAGGATTTCAGAAGCAAAAATGGCTGTATAATTATTGGACAGCTAAGGAGCATATATCCAAAACGGGCGTTGCGATTCTAGTTGAATCTCCCGGAAATGTTTGGAGACTTGCTGAAGCTGGCATAAGGAATGTAGTTGCGATTTTTGGAACAGCATTTAACAACGACCAAAAGAACTTACTAGATGAATCTGGAGCGCTGTCTCTGATATGCCTTATGGATAACGATGAGGCTGGCAAGAAGGCAGCAAAGAAGATTGAAGAGCAATGCTCTAGGCTCTATAGAATATATTTCCCTAGCTTTGATGCTTCGGATATTGCAGAACTTAATGTTGACAAGGTTACGTCTGACATTAAACCTTTTATTGAAAACGCCATGAATATTTATAAGGAGATCTAAATGACTTACAGAGAAAGTGCTATTGAGTTTCTATGGAGAAGCGCACTAACTGACCAATCAAAAGCACTCGCATCGCTACAGCTTCTGCTGGATCACGGTACAGGTATCGGAGACCATTCAACAGAAGACCTGCACTCAAATCTTGAGGATGCGTTATCTACGCTTGCTGACGCTGAGGATAGACTTGAGACTTTAAATAAATACTTCCGTCCGCCAGAGGGCGAAGAGCAACAGTCAGAGGAGGTATAACTATGACTCAAATTCTAGGCTTTGCCGGCAAAAAACAAAGCGGCAAAAATACTTTATGTAACTATATAGTAGCTATGAAGCTGGCTGAGCTTGGAATATGCTCTGAGTCTAGACTGTCAACTTCCGGAGACATAGAGATTACAGATGTATTCGGGGAGAAAAAGAAAGGTGTAGAGTGGATTCCGTTTTCTCAGGAAAACATGAATGTAGAACTACTAAGGACAGAGCATCTGGATAAGTATGTGAAAATTTATGGCCTTGCAGATACACTCAAGGATATGTGTGTTAATATTTTAGGGCTCTCTCACGATCAAGCATACGGTACAGATGAGGATAAAAACTCAAACTCTACCATCAAATGGGAGGATATTCCTACTTGGGAAAACAGCAGCCTAAATAAAAACAGGGGCTTTATGACCGCTAGGGAAGTGCTCCAGTATGTGGGTACGGATATATTTAGAAAGCTAGATCCAGACGTGTGGATAAAAAGTCTATTGAGAAAAATAGAAAAAGACTCTCCTGAGCTTGCTCTTATATGCGATGTTAGATTTGAGAATGAAGTCTTGCACCTTAAAGATGCTGGGGCTACTGTAATTGGTCTCACAAAAGATAAGTTCAAGGGTCAGGATGTACACTCTAGTGAAGCGTTAGTGCAGGATGCTCTTGATAATTGCTCCTTCCTTATTCAGAACGAAGATATGACAATACAGCAGCAGTGCCTCAAGCTTTATGAGATACTATCTGACAGAACCAATCTCCTTCCGAAGGTCTTATAAATGTCAATACCTATAGTCTACTTTAGAAGTAGCTCTTTCAACTCACACAGAATGTGTCCTATGCAATATTACATGGAATATACTCTTGGTTGGAGAGGGTCATCTGGAAAGAAAGCTGACAAAGGAACTATTGTTCATAAGGTTCTTGAGTTGTGCGCACTTGCAAAGAAAGCCTTGCAAGATGGTCATGAAATTTTTAAAGATAATGAGATTGGTGAGATAGAAACTGCTAACTATGATACAGAATATCTAGATGAAATTATTGATAGGGTATACGAATATTATACATCTAGAACTACACATCATGACTGGAAGCCATTAGACCTAAAGCATTGCCGAAAATGGGTTTGGAAAATATTCAATGACGACGACGGATTCTTTGATCCTAAGAACAGAACAGTTGTAGAAGCAGAACCACACTTTGACTTTGAAGTAGATGAAGAATGGGCAGAATATAGTTATACCTTAGATGATGGTACCGTCTTGGAGGGGAAGCTAGCGCTAAAGGGAACAATAGACCTTATAACAGATGTGGGAGACGGAGTCTATGAGATAATAGACTGGAAGACTGGCCGCAGACTTGACTGGGCTACAGGAAAAGAAAAGACGATGGCAAAGTTGCAGAAAGATCCACAGCTAAGGATGTATCATCTAGCATGCAAAAAGCTTTACCCAGATGTAGAAACATTTTTAGTAACTATCCACTTCATGAATGACGGCGGTCCTTTTACACTCCATTTTCAAGATAGCGATATACCTGAGACATTAGAGATGATAAGGGCAAAATTTGAGACAATTAAAGACACTAACTTTCCTCAACAAATAAAGTCATGGAAATGCAGCAAGCTTTGTTCTGCGGGAAAAACCACATACGAAGGAACAGATGTCAAAGTCATGGGCAACATGTTTGGAGCTCCGCTAACAAAGTGCCAGCAGACAGAAGCTATGATAAAAGAGAACGGAATAGAGTGGGTGACAAGTAACTGTATGTCCCCAGAACATGAAATAGGTAAGTATAAAGCTCCCGGAGAAGTATGATGTACGCAACAGAGATTAGTCGAGGAAGGAAACTGCTAATACCTAAAAGCAACATACAGGCAGAACAGTTTATTCAGAAGGAAGCAGCGTTCTTTATGTCCTGTGTTAATGCTTATATAAGGGAGCTACTAGAGTGGATAAACATATCTGACTTTGAA